TGCGACCTTGCCGCCCTTAGGATCAGCGCCCGCAGCGCCTTCTCGTTTGGCGAATCGGCCCGATTCATCACGGCCCGAACCGCCGCGCGAATCCGCAGTTTGAGCGCCGCTTTCCCGCTCGACGACCTCATCGCGCGCGGCCTCGAGGGTTTCGCGCAGGCTCGGTTCGGCGACATTTTCTTGACCGGTCTCGTCCTCGTTCGGTGTTTCATCGACCACTCTCGCCGCTGCTGCATTTGCCATTGACTTAAGCTCGCTTGTGTTTTCGACGAATCTCGGGAACCACTTTCTTGAGCTCCTCGCGAATCTCCGCGCGGCTCACCGTTTTTCGGAATTTCGACGTATCTTTCGGCGAATCGGTGCCGACCTCGATCAATCGGTTGCGTTTCAGGAACTCGCGGTGCGCGCGCCTCGAGGTAATGAACTGGCCGGCGCGGTCGCCGGTCGTCGCGCGATATGGGGCGATATCCGGCGTGACATGCGCCGCGGTAAGCTCACGGTCCATCGGCACGCCGCAGTCGCAGAACTCCGGCTGCATGCAGTTTGCGACCGGGCGCACGACGTCGCGTGCGGCCTGGCAGTGCGGGCAGCGCCATCCGTATAGGGGCATTAATCCTCCTCACCCAAAATCTCTAACAGCGCCGCGAGCACGCTGCGCAGGTCCGATTCGTATTGCTCGATCAAAAAGGCGACCGCTTCCTCGTCGTCCTCCTCGGTGAGCTGGTCTGCAATTTGCTCGCGCGTGCGCTGACCGGCGAGCTCGGCCTGCAGCTCCGCCACTTTCGCGAGGAGCTCGGCGCGGCGCTTATTTTTCAGCCATTGATCGAACGGGACGAAGATTCGCCGCTTCTTGTCCCATATGTAATTCGCGCCGGCGCCCCCGACGATCGGGATCGGCAGCGGGTCGACGATCGGGATGAGCCGTACCCCATCCTGGCCGACGGGTTCGAGGCCGATGAACGGCGTCAGGTCATCGTCGCCCGTCTCGTCGTCGAAGTTGAACGGGTCCTCAAACAGTTGCGAGGGCGGCGGGATGTAATCGACACCCACCGGGCCCGACTGCGAGGCCTCGTTGATCCATTCCTCGTCGTCCTCGAGCTCGCCGTAGAAGTCCCAAGGATCGTCGAAGATCGGCGGCGGGACGAAGTCCGGGCCGACCGGCTCGACGGTGAATGTCTGCAGGTCATCGTCGAGCGGCTCGTCGTCCCAATTCCACGGATCGTCAAAAACCTGGACATAGGGCTGATTGTCGGGGCCGACGGCCGCGCTCTGCGAGGCCTCCTCGATCCACGTCGAATCCTCGTCCTGGGCATCCTGCTCGAACGGCTCGTCGAGAAACTGCGGCCCCGGCGGGAAATAATCGACGACTTGGAAGTCATCGAGAACGATCGCATCGTCAAATGCGTCGTCATCGAGTCCGACGAATGGGTCCCAGGGGTCGGTGAGCTGGTTATCCGGCTCCTCCTCCTGGGCGAAATGGTCGTGCCAGAAATCCTCGAGGTCCTCGTCCGTGTACGGCGCAAACTCATCGACCAGATTCGTCGAGGCGGCGACCGTGACGTCGAGCTGCCGGTAGCCACCCGGGATGACGGAATTGAAATAGCTCTCATCATCCGCCCAATACCAATAATCGTGCGGGTCGTTGACGTTATCGGTGCTCACGGCGGCCCTTGTGCCCTACGGGGCGCGAACGTGGTCCGATCGGGGCGGCGGCACCGCACCGGCGCGCGCCTCATACGCGCTTTGCGCGGCATCCACGCGAAAAGCCATTGTGGCGCGCGGACCGGGCCGCTCTCGTGCATCGCGACCGTGGCGTCCTGCTCGAACTGCTCGAGCTGGTCCTCGAATGCGCTCAAGTCCATAGGCCGACCTGCGAGAGTCCGAACACATTTGCCGAGCGGCCGCTCGTATCCTCGATCGAGACTCCGGTAATGGTCTGGCCCCGCACCGCATCGGGCAGCGGAACGACATAGGTCGACATTCCATTGACGCCGGCGTCATTGATCGTCGCCGCCGTGACCGGGCTCCCGAGGGCGCCGGACGCATTGTAGAACTGCACCTGATATCCGTAGCCGCTTTGCGTCGGCACGGCCGAGAAACTGAAATTGTTGAATCCCGAGAGGCTATAACCCGCGGCGTAGTTGGCGCGCCAGGTCCCGCCGGCCGCCGCGACCGTGACCTCCGCCATGCTTACATACGACTGCGGGAATCCGATGATGCAAGTCTGCGAGCTGAAATTCGCGGCCGTCGTCGTCCAGTTGGGGCCCGAGGTCCCGGTCACAGTGCCGAGGAGCGCCCCGCCACTGTCGGTGCGTATCGACATGCCGACCTTCACGGCGCCGACCGAGACCGAGGAGACCGTGAGGATGCCGCCCGAGACCGCTGCCGTGCACTGGCAATCGGGCGCTGGCGACGTGTTCCCGGCCTGCATCCCCGAGACGATGCTCCCGGGCTGCACCGCATAATTGACGCTGCAATTCGCGGAGGCGTCCGTCCATCCGGCCTCGAGCGCGGGATTCCCGCGATAGATCCACGCCGTATTTCCCGGGATGTACTCGCAATTGTCGAATTGCAACAGAGAGCCCGAATTGGGGCACCAGTTGAATTTATACAGGTTGTAATTCGACAAATGCCCGCAGTAGCACAGCGGCATCTGAACGCCGTAATTCCACTGATTGAGTTTGAGCCCGGCGAAAATCGCGCTCATGCCGGTTGTATGGAGCTGCGGCCCAAGCGTCGCATCGTTCTGAAGTAGATTCGACGTGTCGCCGTACCAATCAATGATCGGCGGATTGACCACCGGATAAATGTCGAACTGAAGCCGCGTGCAGCTCGAGATATCGGTGCCGTCTGTACCCGTCGGCGGAGTCTCCCAGTGACTCGTGCGCTGTAAACCAGCACCGTAATTGTTCGGCCCCTGATTGCTCTCGATCGCGTAGCTCTGCGTATGCCCAGGCTCGGGGTTCGTCGTATAGGCCGGATTGTTCAACGTCAGCCCATAACTGTAATCATGCGGCCAGAGCGGATATGAACCATTCGAGTATAGGACGATCGGCGAGCCGACGACGACCGCGAGGGGCGCCGAGACCGGCCCGGTGCCCTTTAGGTTCGTCATCGCGACGGTGTACTCGTAAGTCCCGGCCGAGAGCGGCGCGCCCTCCGACCAGCTCGTCGCTCCCGTCGTCGTGCCCACCGGCGAACCGTTCCGATAAATCTGATAGCCGACCGCATAGGGCGCCGCGGTCCATGAGATCGTCGGTACACCGGCGACGATATTGTTCCACACGAGCGCCGTCGGCGCCGTCATGTATGACGTCGGGATCTGCAGGCAGACGGCCGGGAACGCCGGGAGGGCGATGATGCCGGGCGCGATGAAGGAGTCGAGGTTCCCGGGTAGCGCGAAATGCAATTCGCTGGCGATGCACCAGTCGATGTGCGAGGCGCAGAGCACACTGACGCACTGGTTGAAAATCGCCAGGACGACGGCGTTCGAGTTGGCGGGAACTCCCGATGGCAGACCGCCGCCGTGCTTGCCGCCATAATCCGGACCCTGCACGGTCGGCTGCTGCGGCAACGAATACGTGAAGCCATAGCCCGCGCCGCCGCCACTACTCCACGTCGGGTTCTCGTTGGAATCGTAGCCGGTGAGCGTATGCCCGACGTCGTAATGCTGCGCATAGGTGAGGTCTCCCGACGGGTATACGTCGGTGCAGGAGACGGCGATGACGTTCTCTTGCATGACCTGCAGCAGCGCGAGTTGATCGGGGACGGGCTCGGGCGTCCCGCCGTAGCCCACTTGCAGCGCGACGTTTGTATAGGTCGCGGCGTTCTGCAGGTCGACGCATTGCTGCTCAAAACCCGCCTGCCATGCGTCGCCCGAATAATCCGACGGGCATTGGGGATATAGGCCCCCGCCGCTCCACCTCTGCATGTTGAGATCGTTCGGCCCGTAGAAATTGATCTGCTCGAACAGCGGATGCTCGTCGATCGTGAACGTCTGGCCGTTGTATTCGCTCGCCGACGTGTCGGTGAAACTGTAGGCCAAGAGCGCCGCGGCGAGCGCCATGAAACGCGCATTGACGTTTGCATTCCAGAGCGCCGCATTGATGTACTGGCAGTTGCCGACGACTTGCGTCCAGTTGCCCGAGCTCCCCGGGGTGCTTCCGGTGTTTGCCGCGGTCGCCTCGTACACATAATTGCCATTGCCCACGAGCGCGCCCTTCGCATAGCTCGTGCCCGCGCTCCACGCGCCCGGGTTATTGATCGTAGAAAAGGCGAATCCGCCTTGGCTCGAGCCGGTCGGGCCCGCGCCGTAAGTCCCGGGGTCATTCAGAATGTAGTCCGGGACGATCGCGCCGCTGACGCTACCGATGGGCGAGCCGGGATTACGGGGGACGGTCGCAGTCCAATTGCTGTACCCGCCCAACATGATCTTGAAATGGGCGTTCGGCCAGAGCGACTGCAGCGTGTTATACATGCTGACAATCAACGCGAAATTGTAAACACCCTCGGCGGTCTCTAGTTCAACCCATGGCAGCCAGCACGAGTAACCCTGCAGCTTTGAAAGGTGCGAGCCGAACGCATTGACGATGTAGCCCACTTCGGACGCGACCACGTTCCCGGGGGTCGTCGTCATGATGTAGTGGCCCGGGTTCCACTTGCGCGCCACGGTCGAACTTGAGGGGGGCGGCGGCGGCGGCGGGATGCTGATCGTGAACTGCGCGGACGCCACGCCCGAGAGCAAGTAATAACCGGCGCCCTGCGCGACCGCGTTCACGGTCTCCGAAACGCCCACCGTAAACGGGCCGCTATAGACCGGGTCCGTCGGGTCGGGCGTCGTGCCGTCGGTCGTGTAGTAAATAACCGCGCCCGGCGTCGAGCAGGACATCGAGACCGTCTGCGCGCTCGTGAACGTCCCGCCGTTCGGCGAAATCACCGGCGTCGCCGTCGGCAAGAATTGCTGCTGGCGCTTCGTCGAGCTGTAGGTGACGACGCTCAATGGTATTCGTCATTCGACAGGTAATAATCGGGCGATGGTGCGACCGAGGCGACGCCTTGAAACGTGCATAGCAGCCCCGCCGCGAATAGCGATGCCGTCCACCCGGACCATGTCATCGACGAGGTCTCGATCGCGCCAGGGTCATATTGGGCCGCACTCGTCACGACGCAGGTCGTGTTACTGGTCGTGCCGTAATTGTAAACCTCGGCCGTCGTCGGGCTCGAGGGCTGCGAGATCGTGAGGAAACTCGTCGTATTGGTGCCGACGATGATGCCGCAGACGAGCTCGTCGGCGAGCTGGTTCGCCGCATTCGCCGTGATCGTAACGCTCGTGACGGCCGAGGCGCCGCTCGAATAAGTGTTCTGCTGGTCGGGCGCCGAGCTGCCGAGCCCCGAAACCTCGATATGGTCCGCCGTGACGGTCGAGCGGCCGCTGTTGCTCGCCGCCGTGATCGTGATCGTATCGGCACCCGAGGTCTTGACGCTCTGACAGAAGAAAATGCATGCGACGATGCTCTGATTGGCGGATCCGGCCGACTGATTTTTGACCGAATACGTCGTCCAAGTATTGCCCTGGCTATCGGCGATTGACGGCGTCGGGGCCGTATCCGAGAGCGGATCCTGATACGCATAGAACACGATGAGCGCGTTTCCGGCAACCGGATTCTGGTCGAGGGCCCAGGAGAGCGTGCTCGCGGTCGAATAGGTCTGCCGCTGCTTCGTGCCGGTATGGACGACCGAAATAGACATGGGAAGCGGGGCGGCCGGCGCCGCCCCAGGTCCTTACAGCTCGTCGACCTGCACCCGCACCGACACGACGCCGGAGCCGGAGATCGGCGCGAGCACGATTCCTGGGTTCGAGGAAAGCGCCGGGACCTTGATCGCGTTGTTCAAGTTTGCGTTCGCGCGCCAGTAGTAGCGCTGACCGTTGGAATTGAGCGGCATATTGTGGACCGGCGCCGAACTCGTAAAGGTCGGCTGCGTCGTGGCGTAGGAGGTATTGACGGCGCCCGAGAATACCATCGCCGGCGTCGTGCCCGTGAGGTTCGGGCTTTCCGGCGCCTGCGGCGTGTTCGTGTTCGCGGTCGCCGCGCCAGTACCGGCTGCGAGCACGCGGTAGAGCGCGAGCTCGTTCGCGGCGGACGCCGTACCCATGCCCTCGGCGTCGAGCTCGATGATCTGGAACGAGCGCTGCGAGCCCGGGACGATGGTGAAAATCGGCGTCGTGCCCGAGAGCGTTACCCCCGAGCGGATGATGTTGTAAATCACTGAATTATCTCCTTGGGATGAATCTACTCGAGCCCGGCGATGCGTCCCGACTCGTCGCGCACGACCTTTCGTGGCTTTTTCAAATGCTCGGCGATCGAGCTCACGTTCGCCGCGAGCTTCGCGTAGTGCTCGCCGCTGGCGCTGCCGCCGCCCTTCGCGCCACCTTTGCCATCCGGCTGCGGCATCGACTTTTCGTGCTCGAGCTGCATGCGGTGCTTTTCCATGTCGTGCTGGTTCTGCAGGCTCGCGACATGCAATTTCGTCTGCTGCTCCATTTCGGCGATTTTGAGCTTGGCCGCCGTCTCGAACTGCACGCGCTGCGCCTCGAAATTATTTTTGAGCTCCTGAATCGTCCGATCGGTCGCGGCCTGTAGCTGCGCCTTATGGCCCTCGAGCTGCGCGTCGAGCTGTATTTTATGATTGTCGCGCTGCGCCTCGAGTTGCTGCTCGATCTGGTTCTGGCGAGCCTGGGCGGCCTGCTGCGCGTTCGCGACCTGCATGTCGACCTGGCCTTTCATCTGTGCGACTTGTATGTCGACCTGCCCCTGCGCCTGGACCTTGGCGACTTCGGGGTTGGGCGGTTTCGGCGCCTTCGACATTTTAATGAGCGCCTCCATCATGTCGTCGAAGGTCTGCTCGACGGCGCGTGCGGTGCGAAAGGCGCGGATCCCGAACATGAGGAGCTCGCCCAACATCGGCAGGATCTCCGGCGCCTGCATGCCAGCCTCCACCGCTTGCTGGATGAACCCGGAGACCGCGGTAATGAGCTCGATACGCGCCCGCTTCTCGGCCTCCTCGTCCATCTTGATCGTGGAGTCGGTCTCCATGTCGAGCTTGAACTCGCGCAGCACCGGGTTTGCGAGGAGCGCCTCGACCTCCTCCCAGGTCGGCAATTCCAACATTTTCATTTTCTCGGGGCTGATGGGTGCTTGGCCCGGCGCGGGCGTCATCGGCTGCGAGGGGGCGCCAGGCGCCATGCCGCCGGGAGGCGCGGGATGGGGCGCGGCTTGCGGCAAGGAAGCCCCCGGCGCCGGGGATGAGCCGGGACCGCTCGCGACAGCGGGACCGGTGGCTGTCGGCGCCGGGAGCATAGGGTGCGATGGCGGCGGCGGAAGGGCCGGCGGCGCGGCGCCTGGACGAGCCGCACCGGGCGCGCCAGCGGGAGCACCCGCTGCCGGCTGCTGCGCCTGCTGAACCATCGCTTGAATCTGCTGCATCCGCTGCTGCGCGGCGAGCTCCATCTGAATCTGCTGCTTTTCGGCCGCGGTGAGGAGCTTCACCCCGGAGATCGCTTTGAGGGTCTCGATCGAGTAGCCGGCGACGATCTGGCCGATGATGACGATCTCGTCGCGGCAATAGCGCTGCACTTCGGCCTGCGAGTCCTCGATTCGGACCATCGAGAACTGACCTTTCAATTGCTGCGCCGTCGCCGTCTCCTCCGGGTCCGACATGCCGCGGACAATGTCCGAGATGCCGGTGAGCTGGTAGACGTCCTCAATGAGCTCGGTGCGCTGCTTGCGCAACGATTCAAGCGTGTTCGCGATCTCCTCCATCGGCAAGAGCGCGAACGAACCCGCGAGGCCGCCCTTTTCGCTCATCGCGCCCCATCCCGAGACCGGCACGAGCGCATTCTCGACGCCCTCCGACAAGAGCCGGTCGAGGCCCTCGGCCGATGCATCGCGGATGCCGGCGACTTTGAGTGCCTTCGTGATCGCGGAAATGCGGCTCGAGAGCTCGTCGATCTCGTTCGCCTGGTCCTGATAGTAGGTGAAATTCGGGACCGGGATCATGTCATCGTTACAGAGATTCGCGGCGAGCGCACGCGGCGTCGGGAAAAAATCCTTGAGTCCGAGCATATCGTCGCGCTCATCGAGCAGCCGCGGGTAATTCTTGACCATCCAGTAGACTTTCCGACGCCGGCTGTCCCAAATCTCGTACACGATCGCCTTTTTGCGCGTAATCGAGATTTTGGTGTCCGTCAGGGTTTTCGGCGTCCAGTCGAGCGGAATCGCGTCAATCTGCGATTTCGTGAGGCCCTCCGGGTTCGCCTCCGATTTCAGAAACCGCTCCTCGAGCTCCTCGCGGTCCATGTAGACGCGCCGCCACTTGGCCCTGACCTCGTCATCCACCCGCGCCCAGGAATGTCCGTAATCCTCCCAATAGACGTAATCGAGTTTCGTCTCCTCGTACTCGAGAGTCTCGTCGTCGACCAGGTCATCGGCCTCGTTCGTGATCTGGTCTCCCGTCGCCTCGAGCTCCTGCGGCACGCGCCCGTCGCTGCCCTCATCGGGGAGATGAATCTGCCCGGTCTCGCCCGGGGAGTCCGAGGGCGCGGCGCTGTCCGCCGGGACCTCGTCCGGTGAAAGGCGCGCCGCCGCCGGCCGCTTCTCGTCGCGCGCGGCGTCGAGCTCGAGTTTCTTGAAATGCGGGACGTAGCGCACCCAAACGCACCCGCGGCCGGGCAGCTCGCAGTCGAGCACGGTCTGACGATTAACCTGCCATGCATCGTTCACATGGTCGAGCGTGTACTGAATCGAGCGTTCGAGGATCTCGGAGGCCACACGCCCGACGGGATCGGCATCGCGAAAGCGGCGCTCGACCACCACTTTCGGGTTTCGCGCGTAAAGCGTCGGGAGCCGCGTCTGCACGTTGCTCCACAGGATGTTGTAGCGGGTTTGCGCCTCCTCGCGGGGGCTGCGCACGTCCTTGTATTTTTTGTAAATCTTGCGGCCCCGCTTCATCCATTTCTCGAACAGGCGCTCGTAGGTGTCAATCTCGTCCTTGAAATAGGCGACGACCTTGTCGACCTCGGCATTGTCGCCCGAGGGGCCGCGCTCGGGATCGGGTTTTGCCATAGAGTTACGCCACGATGAAAGTTGCGATCGCACCAGCGGAAAAGTTTGCAATCACGATGCCGTTCACAAAATCAAAATTCAGCGGCAAATAGGGATATCCAGAACTGAGTGGGAGCGTGCCGAATAGATAATTGATATGCCCGGAGACTTGATACCAATCGTACAGCGTCAATGACGATGGATTTTGGTTCAGCAAAATCCCGAGGAGTGTGCAGGGGCGCGGAACGACGAGCTGCGCGCCGACCTGCCCATTCACGAGGATCGGCCGTCCCGCGGCAATCGCTCCGATCGTCATACGAGCTCGCGCAGCGCCTTACGCGATGATAAAACTGACGTTCGCGCCAGACGTAATGTTTGCGACGAGACCATTCACGAGAGCGGCGCCGATCTGCGTGTATGGGTTTGAGGACTGCAGCGCGAGACCATTGACGAACTGGTTTGACGAGTTGGCGCCCGCCGTCGTCGCCGAATCATAGAGGCTGATTGTCGGGCTCGTCCCGCCGCCGGTATAAATGATGCCAAGCAGGACACCGTCGCGCGGTAAAATTTGCTGCGCGGCGCCGCTGCCCACAAAAAGCAGCGGGCGGCCCGACTGTAATGCGCCGATCGTCATGTCATGCCGCCTCGTCGGGCTCGTCGCCCGTGTTCGTGCTGCGCAGGAACCAACCGGCCCCGAGCTGCTTCAAGATTTTCTGCGCCCGCGTGCGGCCAAACACCGTCTGCGCACCCTCGGAATGGACGAGCACGCGATCGCGCTCGACCTTGACTATCTGCCACTCGATCGCCTCGGAATGGAGCATGTGTTCTCGCAGTCGCCTCGAGACCGCTAATGCGTACCGGCCGCATCTGGCAGGTCGGGACGTTCCGGCGAGATCCAGTGACCGCAAAAGAGCGTATGCAGCGCGCCCGAGGCCGCGTGCAGCGTCGACTGTCGTTGCGCGTGCCCCTGGCGGTTCAAGAGCTCGGCGGCCTCGGCGTAGAGGGCCGGCGGGATGCACACGAGGACGCGATTCTCGGGCGCCGTGCGCCTGAGGTCATACATCAGTTTACAAAGGTCGATCGACGGGTCGCCGGCTTTCCTGCCGGCCTCATTCAAATGCGCTCGGTTTTCCATTTCTCGACTCCGCTATGCGCCGGCCAAAAAACCTCATCCGCAGTCGCCTCGTGCAAAAATCGCGGCCGCTCTTTCGGCTTGTCCTCGCGTTTCGGCTGCCACACTTGCGCCATGATCTCAAATGCATCGCAGTCGTGGCTCGACCAGTCATGCACCGGCGAATCGCCGAGGGTTCGCTTTTTGTCGTCCCATGGATAGTGATACGAGCGCAATGCCGAAAGCCCGGCCGCGCACCGATCCTGATCGAACGCGCAAAATTCCAGCGTGCGCCGGGCCGCCGCAATACCGTTAGCCTCCGACGTCGCCGGAATCACGGTCATATTCACGCCGAGCGCATAGGCCTGGTCGCCGATCGAGCGGCCGCCGGCGGCGAGGGTCTTGTTCGCGCCGTCGTGCGGGACATAGTGGTTCCCATAGCTGTAGAGCTCCCGATGCGCGTGATCGGGGAGGAGCTCGCCCAGGCGCACCTTGCCGTCGACACCGTACTCGATCGAACGGCCGAAAAGCCGCTCGGCGTAGTGGCGGATATCCTGGCCCCAATTCCGGTAATGGTCGATGACATGAATCCGCGGGCCCGGCAAGAGCTGAAAGAACCAGATAGACGTCGCATCGCCGAACCCGAAATCCCAAGCCGTATGCACGTCGCGATCCGGATCATGCGGGAGTGGGCAGATGCCGCCGCGCTGCTCGACCTTTCGCACGTAGCTTGCATAAACTGCGCCGATGACCGCGGCGTCGAAACTGCAGAGATACTCCTGCTCAAAAAACGCGGTGCCGAGCTCCTGCCCGAACTCCTCGACCTGCTCGCGCAGCTCCTCGGCTAACCCTTCCGCCGTGAATACGCCAGTCTCGTCCGCCGGCAGGACCTCATGAAACCAGCCCGCGGAGCGTTTCGCCGATTCGTAAAGCGCGAGACCATGGTTTCGGCCTCGAGGCGTGTAAATGAAGATCCCCCATCCGCCGTTCTCGCGCAGGATGGGCCGCAGGTACGCCCAGGCCGAGGGGTCCGCGAGCGACCATTCCGAGAAAATGACCCCGATCGGCGGCGAGCCGACGAGCGCATTGTAGTTATCGCTCCCGACGACCTGCCAAATCGAGCCGCATTTGAACTCGATCATCATCTCGTTGTTACGAGTGCGCTTGCGCAGCTCGAGGGGGAATGCCTCGTCGATCCGGCGTTTCCCGGTATGCGGGTTGATCGCGTCCCAAATCGCCTTTCGCGCCTGCTCGGCCTGCGGCAGCATGTGCCAATAATTCCCGACGCGCCGGTGCGCGGCCTTGCACGTCCACCGGAGCGAAACGTCGTCCTTGCCGGCGCGGCGATGCCAGACGGCGCAGGCTCTAAGGCCCCCGGCATCCAAGTACCGCCAGAGCCGGTCCTGATGCGGCTGCGTGTACCAGCGGCCGAACGCCCTAAGCTGCGGGCTTGCGCTCATACCCGGCCGGCCGAGCGGTCGGATCGTCGAAAATCACGGTGACGTTGCCGGTTACGACGCCCTCGATCTCGGTCGGCACCAGGCGCGCGTAGAGCCGATAAAAATCGGTCTTGTTGAGCTTCGCCCAATCGAGCATTCCGTCGACGCCGCCCAATTTGTGAAACACCTTATGCAGCGACTCTTTCGCGCTGATGTTCACCGATCCCGCGCCACGTTCGCGGCTGCGGGGTTTCCTCGTCGTCGTCATGCTGTCCTCACTCTCCGCGTGAAGCGGGCGAAGTGAATCAATCGCCGGTCAATTGCCGATCGCCGCCGCCCATGCGCCGCTGCCGACGTAAGTGAGATTGCAGACCTTGCTAGCGGGGACTGAGAGGGCAGCGTTTACGCTGCCGTTCTGAATCGTGCCGCCGAGCTGCGGGTAGACGAGGAGCGCGTTCGCGCCGTGATTGACGATTGTCATCGTATCGGTGAGGGTCGCGGGCCCGTTCGGGGCGCCGGATCCGACTGTGCCCTGGTCGATCGCGCCCAGGACCTTGCAGCCGGTGCCGGATGCCACCGTCGAAAACACGACGAAATCGGTCGGGCATGCATAGGCCGTCGCCTGGTTCGTGCCGAGAGCAGTCGCGCCGGTGGTCGGGATGCCCTGCTGTGCCTGCGACTCCTGCGGCGCCTGGCCGGGGATCCATGCTTTGATGGTCATTGTGCTGCTCCTGTCAGTACATCAGCGATTTGCTGCGGCCCGGGCGCTCCCAGGAGGTTTTCGTGCGTCCCTTGAGCGACTCCATTTTGCCGCCCGAGCTCATGGTTCCGGCGGCCTTCTTGCCGGGGCTGTTCAAGCGCTTCGCCGAACCGCCCTTGGTGCCGATTTCGCGGGTTTTCGCGGAGAGGCCGCTGTTCGCCTTCGGGATTGCCATCGGCTTCCCGCCCCTGGCGTTGCCGTGGCTTCCGTTCGCGCCGGTGTTCACGTAGCCCGGGGCGCCCGACATGGTGTTACCGCCCTTGAGCTTTTCCGATTCGGCCCGCGGCTCGCTCACCTTGCCCTTCTGGACGGTTTTCGTGCCGATTGAGGCGCCGGTGCCCTTCGTGAACTGAATCGCCATGTTTTTTAGGCTCCTGAAATGAAAAAACCCGCCACAAGGGCGGGTCGGATAGGTCTTTTCGGGGAATAAACGTCAACGATGGCGCCTATTTGCACTGCGATGGCGCCACTTGTCAAGTGCCGGCCCCAATTGTGCGACGAGATTCCACTGCGCCGCGTGCAGCGCCATGCGGTAGGCGAGGCGCTTCAATCCGAGCGCCGCCCATTTCGAGGGCTGCGGGCCGTGCCAGGCATATTCGTAGACAACGATCGCTCTGAGGCGGTTCGGCATGCCGGCAATGCACTGGTCGATCAATGTGTAATCGTCGTCCGTCACGGTGAGATCCCAGGTGCGGTGTGAGGCGCCATTGATGCCGAGCACGTTGCCCGCCGGAACTGCCGAGAGATTGATGCAATTCATCCCCTGCCACCGGCCCCACTGCTCGAGCAGCCGGTCGGCGATCGCGAGCTCGTCCGCCCCATCGTCCGCAGCGCCGGGTCGCGGACCGAGGCGCGGCGAGGCGTCCATCATCGGAACCCCGCGAACTTGGAATTGCGGGGGCTATGCTCGATGACGCCCTCGAAAGCAATGGCGGCGATGTTCGGCGGCAGCTCCTCGCACTCAAAACATACCGAGATGCAGGTCGCCGCCTTGCCGCCCTTCCCTAGCGTGATGAACCCGCCGCTCTCGACGCGATTGTAGAAATTTCCCGCGTCGTCCGTCACGCTGACGCCCAGTCCCGCGGGCACGCCCTCGAGGCGCACCGCGATGGGCACGCCGACATGGAAGGGCACTTGGCCCGGCTTCGTCAATTGCAGGCAGCGGCCTTTCATGACAGCTCGACCTCCCGCAAATGCCAGCGGCCATTCGCGCGCTTGCTCCAACCGTGCGCAAAAACTTTGATGCCGGCGCTCAGCAGAATCGGCAGCGCGTCGGACTCGGCCATTTTTGTGATGCGCGCGGCGAGGTTCGAGCCGCTCGTCGTCTGCACGGCGACAATCTCGGTTTCGGAGAGCGCGATAATGTCGATGATGCCGACGAAATCACGTGTGACGAACCGATGCACGCGCCGCTCGACCACGTCCGCCAGCGGGTAGCGCTTGCGCAAATACTCGAGGCTCCGCTGCGTCGGACTTCCCATGTCACGCGCCGGCGTGCTTGGTCGTGCCGTTCGTGTCCTTCCTCGGCCGCCCGCGCTTCTTCGTCTCGTGATCCACCGTGATGCGCGTCACATTGCCCTCTGTGTGCTCGAGCGGGAGCTCGGGCTCGTCCTCGGTCGTCTCCGCCGTCGCCTCACCGAGCTCGAGCTGCGCCACGATGGGCTGATCGAGGTAATTCAGCAGTACCGACATGACGCCCATTTGCACAGTGAGCGACAGCGCGGTCAGGCCTCCGATCTGCGGTTCGAGCTTGAGTTTCGCGAACGTAACCCCGGCCAGGTCGATATCGCTGCCAACCGGCAAGCTGAGCGAGATTTTTGATTTCTTCCACTTCCCGACAAGCTGTAGCGGCTTCAATTTCTCGGGCCACTGCGGCATCGGCGGCGTGATGTTCGCGAACAGCGAGACGTGCGAGGACGGCCCGAGCAGCTCGTCAAGCTCGGCCGCATCGAGCAGCAGATTCACCAGCGGCACGTCCATCATCGGCACCGGATCCTGGCCGTGTATCTCTGTGCGAGTATTGATCGAGGCGCCGATTCGGCACGGCCTGGATTTGATCTTCATGTCGCGGATCTCCTGCGGGTTTTTTTGGGATCAAGCGGCTCGCGATAGATGCGCTCAAACGCGCTCGCGTAAGTCTCGGCGCCGCCCCCAGGCTTGCGACCGAGAACGGTGTCCTGGCAACCGGTGTCCACGATGGTTTTGCGGATCTGGTCGCGCCGGCCGGCATCGTCCTCGTGTCCGCGCAGCATGACCGGCCGGCGGTGTGCGGCGAGGCGCGCGACGAGCCAGCGCTCGCCCTCGAGCATCGTGAACAGGTCACGCGTCGTGCTCACGGCTCGAACGTCCCGGCGTGCATGCCGTCGGTCGTGATCCGCAGCCGCGCTCCGTTGTCGCGCTCGATGAGGACGCCGCTGACCTGGCCGGCGCGATGGACGTAGGTCCAGGGCCGGGCGAGCTCGCCGGGCGTGAGTGATTTTCCCACCGTCCGCATGGCGAAATTCGCGAGCTGTTCGACGACGCTCGGGGCGGTATTCGCGGGCGCTTTCGTCGCCGGCGCGTGCTTGCGATGCAGCTCCCACAGAGCCCCGACGGTGGGCAGCGATGCGAACTGCGACTCGACCAGCGCCATATCGACAAGTCCGGTAAATTCCAGCATTTCGAGCCTGCGGAACGATCGCCAATAGGCCTCCCTGCGGGGGTCGGTCAGGGGCACGTCGAACGCCGCACAGAGCCGCCGCATCGCCCGCTCGAAGTTCGGCGCGTCAGTATCCAGCACGAATTTGCTCCTCGGTCGGTGGTTTCCATCCGGAATCGGTTTCAATTCCCCCACCCCCCTCCGGCCGAGTCCCAGAGGGCGAGGGTTTGGGAGTGGGTGTGGCTAATGGCTTATGGCTTATGGGAATGGGAATGGGAATGGGAATGGGAATGGGAGGTGGACGGTTCGTTGACGCTTCGTTCACCGGTCCAGGTGCATGATTCGTTGACGAACCGTTGACGCTTCGTGGACGGTTCGTAGCGATTCGACGATTGATTTCCGACTGCGCCTGGTGCTGCGCGATCTCCTCGTCGCACCGCTTGTTGTGCCAGCCGTCCTCACGCTGCTCGAAGAACTCATGGAGCACCGCATCGACGGCTCCTCGCTGTCTTGGGTGCGCCCGCACCAACCGGTAGACCTTCGATAGCTCGAGCGGCAGCGGCTTCTCCTCCCGGTAATACACCCGCATCAACCTCGTGTATGCCATGTCCTCGTCCCACGAGAGATGCGCCGTCGCGCTGTCGTAGTCGCCCAGGTGGTGCTTGAAGTAATTCATCATGGCGCCGTCGGGAACGCCCTACGAGTCTTTCGTCCGCTACCGCACAGACGCGCCGCGCCTTGACGTGCAAGGTGAACGTCGGGGATCTGCATGCGCGCGCTGGCAATTGTCAAATCGAACGCTCTATGTCGCATTGCGCCCTCCCCTGCATGATCGTGAGCTGCGGCGCCAAGTACGGTCATGTCGCGCTAGCGCTTTGCCGCGGCGGATTGGCACCGGCAAGCTGCGCAAACGTGAGCTCTTTCCCTTTGGCCTTTGCGGCCGTGATGATCGCCGGCCACGATTCCGCCGGGATGCGGCCGCGCTGCGCCCACTTCGCGACCGTCTGATACGGTAGCTCGATCGCCCGCGCCATTTCGGCGAGGGACGGCCAAATCCCGAATATGTCTTGAACCGCTGGCATTCGCGGATTAAATCATAGACGATTTATCCATACAAGTATGGACCACAGGTCGTGTTCTGCAAGCTGATGAGTCAGGACCTCACCTGGCTCATCACGGGCAAGCATCGGCGAGCTGACGCCGCGCCAGACGCTGAATCTCCGCGAAAGCTAGCCTAAGCCCCTGAATCGAGCCTTTTCGGGCCGCGCCGTTTTACCTAAAATGTGGATTAATTGTCCTTGACAGGATGGACAATTGATCCATAGACTACGCTCCATGTTCAACCGAATGGAGCCGAAAATGATGAGCGACGACATCGACACTTCCACAGCCCGGCACGTCACGCACGGCCGAGATGCCAGTATCGTAGCCTGCCATTTTCGTGGCCTCTCCCGCGAATCGCTCGCCTGCCTCGCCGCTAATCTGTTCGTGGCGCTGAGCCGCACGAGCGCCGAGCTTGAGCGCCAGTTAAACGATCCCGAGGCGAGCAGATTCTTCATCGCCGACCGCGCCCGTATGGCGCTCGCCGCGGCGCAGTCATGAGCGGCGCCGCCGACGGATGGCTCACTGACGCGAACGGCAATCGCGCGAGCGTTGGGTATTTCGGCAGCATCGAAGCCGCGCAGGCCGCGCTGGATAGCTTGGAGAATTGCGAGCGGTGCGTTAACTGCTCGGACTGCTCGGACTGCTCGGACTGCTCGGACTGCTCGCGCTGCTCGGACTGCTCGGACTGCTCGCGCTGCTCGGACTGCTCGGACTGCTCGCGCTGCTCGGACTGCTCGGACTGCTCGGACTGCTCGCGCTGCT